CTTAATTCTATAGGCAAAGCAAGTTTAATTGCTTTTTCATTAACTAATTCCATAACTTCCTAACTTAATGTTTCACTTAACTGGATAACTACTATACACCCTAAACTAAAAATAGGTCAAGTCTTTTTTGTTTTTTTCTTGACTGTTTTCTTTTTTCTTTCTCTAGTGCTTGTTTCTGCTACTAATTTCTTTTTAGAATTTCTTTTAAAAGATCGGTTTTTAGATTTAGTTTGTATAGTATAGCCGTCTTTGTTCTTACCGCCTTTTGATAAAGCTTTCTTATGTGCTATATCTTTTCCTTCTCTTTTGTCTGCTTTACCGTTACCATTTTTATCAACGCCCTCGGCATCGACTTTACGTCTAAGTCTAGCTCGTGCAGCTCTAGACTTTTTCTCGTTTCGTTTTTGTTCTAATTCCCATTCCTTTTTATAGGGTCTAGGGCTTTTTGTATATGCCATTTTTAGCTACCTTTTTACACCATTGTATAAATTCTTTAACTGTTAAGTCATGCCTGAAAGAGTTTAACGCCCTGCAAACTAATTGAACGTTCTCTATATTATACTCCCCTCCTGCAATTATTCTATCAATACTTGCGTTGGTCTTAACATATTTACCCCTAACTTTTTCACAAGTAAGTATTGCCCCTGACAATGCACACTTACCCTTTTGTCTCTTAAGTAGTTCTACTAAATTTTGAGCAGTAATATCTGTTTTTTTCTTAGATAACAAGTACTTAAAATATAATGTCCAATCACCTGATATCCTTAAATACTTTTTGTTCATTTTATTAGTCTTACCACATTCTGCAGAGCAACATAGATAGTTAGGATGAAAGGTTTCAAACTCTTTACTACAAACTATACAATTTACTTTATACATTAGCTTGGAAAGAATCTTGGTTTATAAAAGTCACAGGTGTCAACTGAACACCAACCACATAATGGAGTAGGGTTTGCTTTCCACTCATCTGTATCATAACTTGTCTCTAGTCTTTTTAAAGGTTGCTCAAAAGATTTCCATAGTTTATCCATATCTTTTCTATGATACTCTTCTGTTAAAAAACTATTTTTTAGTACAAATAATAATCCGGCTTTTATTTTAACTACTTCAGGCATATGTGTAAATAACATTATGGCCATTAATTTTAATTGTTTAGGGTCAGGATATTTATTACTACCTGTTTTGTAATCTACTATATATGCATCAGAACCATCAACAATAACTAAATCTGCTATACCTCTAACCCATCTATTTTTATCATTAAAGTCGCAAGGTTCTTTGTTGTATGTTAATGCCATTTCATATTCACACAACTTCTTTCCTTCAATATTTATAAGAGCATCTACCATACCTTTAAATCTTTGATAGTTTTTAGCAAGCTTCACTCCGTCTCTTACATAATTCTCTAACGCAGTATGAACTTCCTTACCATACATCATGGCCTCGTTCTCTTTGACTGTATAATTTTTAAGTACCCTTATTTCATAGTATTGTTTGGGACAGTTTGTGTATTGTTTTAGTGATGAAAAACTCCATGTATATTCTGCCATTATCTTCCTTGTCCACGATATTTTTTAAAGTCTTTCTTAAAGTATTTATTCATAGTAGAAGTCTTTGCAACCCTACCACCCTGACTCGTTCGTTTATGCACGGGTTCTCTTACTTGTTCCGTTTGTTTAATCTTTGCCACTATTTATCCTTTGTAAAAGTTTTAGGGTCTACTCCGACGAAGCCACAGGATTGTGGTTCGGTTATTTCAAATCCAAATACATCAGGGTGGTCATCAGGAAGATTGCTATACTCTGTTAATAAACAACTCGCCGCCATGTATTCACTACAGTTCTCATGATAGTATTCGATCGCCGTCTGGCAGTCATTAAAATATCCTACGAATTCTAAATCGTCGTAGTTGCCACTCAAACTTACTGTTAGAATAAATGCTCCTTCTGTTAAAGTCATTTCTTTTTCTCCTAAAAGAACGCTTCTAGTAACCCATCTCGTCTGACTATATGTCCTTGCAATGTAATTCTGTATTCATTAGGAGTATATTCTTTCATACCTGCTATCCTATGAATTGTTTGTCCATTATGTATCACTAGGTCTTTCTCATTATACGCTAAGTGTTGCTGTTGATGAAACTCATCTATGTAGTCCATACCTCCCCCTGATTTAGGTAGCTTAATTGCTAATGTAAAAGCATAGCTATCTATATCCTCTAGTCCTAGTGTAGCGTGAGGGTGATCTTGGTGCCAATTGCCTGTCTCTGTTAAGAATTTCTTATCCGATGGAAATATATGGAAGCCTGGTACTCTTAACTCAGTTGTTAAATAAATATCTTCTGCAAATACACTGTTCAACGCTATTCCTACTTTAGTATACAAATCGGCAAATGCGTGTACCATCATCTCATTTTCTTCTTTTAAATTATTGTAGTATGCGTCAGTCTTACCATCAAGATATGCACATCTACCTAGTGTAAAGAAAGGATACTTATCTGACCTATCAATCCATTTATCTTTCATACTTAATACTTTACAGACAACAGTGCCTATATCTATATCCATAGGTACAATAGTAAATGGTGATGTTTGTTTCACCGTTTCTTCTTCCCATTCAATATCTAAGTCCATATAGCGTTAGTAAATATATGTTTAATTACATCTACTGTCCATCCATTGCCTAGCATTTTGTACCTCTGTGTATTAGATACTCCCTCGGTATACTTATCAGGAACCGTCTGGAGTCTCTCGCATTCAAGAGGAGTTAGCTTACGGTATGTAGCGTTACTAACTACCACATTATCTTTTTGCACTGTAGTTAGTGTATTAGTTTTTTCATCAGATCTAATTTCTAATTGTTGTTTTATAGAACCATCATCTTCATATCTTCCTCTAAATGCCCCTCCGACTATAAGCATATTTCCGTTCCCTGCAGTCCCACCACTTTGGGCAGTAAGAGAGATTCCTTTTCCTTCAGTTGAATATATTCTATCCCCTTGTCCACCTTTGTTAACTGTCCCTACTTGTATAGATTTTACTAAAACTTTAGGCTCTCGATGGCCCCCTTGCATTGTTGTCAAGGTAGGAGACTTTCCATCAGGGTGGTAAACTCTTTTGATTGAATCATTCCCCTTTAAGTCAGCGTCTCCGACATGACATAGTCCATCTTTACTGAATATAAGTTGTCGTCTGTGTTTCTCAAAGTATGATTTAAGATTGCCACCTTTAAAGTAATTAGCGTCAAGGCAATGTGACTTAGTTCTATCAGTCACTCCATCTTCTATAATGTCTTTCAATACAATACCCAAATCATTAGGCTGCGTTACGTTAGGGATGTTAGTCCAATACAACCTGACTCTGTTCTGTGCGGACAGTAGTGAACTATTTATCATGATAGGTTCTACACCTAAATCTTTAGTTATGATTGCTTGAAATTCTTTCTTCATCCTTACGTTTTCTAGTAAGAAGTATTTGGGTTTGGTTTCTTTAAGTAATCTTACATACTCAAAATACAATGCACTACGAGGGTCTTTGAAGTTCAGCTGCTTGCCAGCAAATGAAAATCCTTGACAAGGTGAGCCCCCAATCATAAGGTCTATCTTATCTAACTTTGTGCCATCGACTTGAGTTACATCCCCTATGTGTAATATATTAGGGTAGTTTTTCTTGGCTATTGTCATAGCATACTTATCTATCTCCGAAGCATAGTATTTATCTACCTCTACTCCTAGCTTATCTAATGCTATCTGACCACAACTCATTCCATCAAATAGACTTAACACGTTTATCTTAGCAGTCTCCATAGTTTTTAGCGTACGCTCCCTCACAAGTTATCGGACAGTCTTTAGCCCAGTCTGGCGGTTTAGACATTTCTTCCATTATATAATTTAAAGCTTCATCCTTTTCTTTCTCAGGAGCTATACATACAATAGCGTCATGTACCGTTAACACAGGTCTATATTTGTGGCTGATAGCGACCATCTGCTCACCAATAATGATGCGAGCCAATGCTTGAACCACATTCTCAACTATTGAACCTCCCCATGTACCTACCTTACCTCTCCTACTGTTATACACATATCCCCCTCTTAATTCAGAAGTGTCCCACTCTAGCTCAGGGTAGTATATGTATAACCCATTAGGTAACTTCAATCCTTCAGGGGTAACTACTACTGCTTTTTTTTGCCCTATATAGTATTCAGGTTTATCTTTAGGCCATGACGCAATGTCTGACAAAGCACCATCACAATCTCGCCATAGCTCAACTACCTTATCGTTTAACTCTCTGTATAAATTAACTAGTCGTTGGCATTCAGTCTCGGATAATTCTGCACCTCCAAGTTTCAATACGTTCTGCAGCTTCATTGCCCCTGTGCCATACCCTAATCCGAGAATACAAGTCTTACCAACAAATCTTTCTATCTTGTCTGCTTTAGTTAGCTTACGGTTGTATACCTTACTTGCAAACTCTAGGTAAACATCTCGCCCCTCCCGAAACCATTGGGTTACATCCTCCTGTCCTGCTAACCAAACCAATACTCGTGCCTCTATCTGTGAACTATCTACATTCATAATAACGCTATCTTCTGGTGGGATCAAAGCTTGCTTCAACGCTTTCTTCTTTGCATCTCTTGATGGTAAGTTTTGGAAGTTAACCTTATCTGAACCTGACCATCTACCTGTATGTGCGCCATAGTATTTAAGGGGGATAGGTAGTAGTCCTTTATTCCTAGCACCAATGTTTATGAAACGTTCTATTCTTGATTCTTCTATAGTAGATTTTGTACCAAGACGCACGGCACAAAGGTCTTGAATGAAAGGGTCTTCATGTTGTTGTAAGTCTATAAATCCCTCATCTGTTTTAGCTAAAGCATAGGTTTGTTTACCTGTCACAGGAGATTCTTTTAAAGGTGCTTGGACTCCTAATTCTTCTAACAAGTCAGCAAACTGATTGTTGCTTGCTAACTTCTTCCTAACCTCTTCCTCACTATCACATTTAAGTTTGGCTTTTAACCCTGATAGTAACCCCTCTTTCTCTTTCTTTACTTCATCAAGTCTCTCCATTAGTAATGCGTCATCAACATGAATGAGTGGTTGTGTAAACATTCTTATGGTTAAATCTATAAGCTTGAGTTCGCTGGGAGGGAAGTCTTTTATGATTATATTAAATAAACTATAAGTTAGTTCTGTATCGTTCTTACAATACTCACCATACTGACGTAGCTGATGTTCAGGAAAGTCCTCAAGCCTCAATCCTTTAGCGTCAACTACTTCTGTTCCTTTTTGTCCTAAATTATATCTCTCGGCTAATGCTTTAAGTGAACCTCCTGCATTAGTACCATGTAATGCTCTCGCTATACAAAGCGTATCAAAGTAGACTTTAGGTGTAATGTTAAATACCCAAGATAGGATTGCCCCATCAAACATCATGTTGTGACACACTAACGCAGTTCGATCCCACTCAATAGTGTTTAGCACATCTTGTAGTTCCTCTCGTGTTCCTGTATACCATTTAGTCTTACCATCATTAATTTTTATGGATATACCTATCACTTGAAACATAGGAGATTTTATATATTCTTCGGTAGTTAAACGATTAAGCCCATAGCCCGTATCGTAAAACGTCTCAAAGTCAAGCGTTATTAGATTCAAGTTTTCCCTTTCGCTTTAAATTCTTCTTCAATTTCTTTAATTCTGTTGTACTCACACATATATTTTTTATCAGCAATACATGTATTACAAATAGGAAGGATGTCTTCAAGATACTCGTGATTTAAATTCTTCTCTTTACATATCTTTTCTAAATTAGCTTTTATATTTTTCTTCGGCATTATGACATCACAACACCAACAAACACCATGAGTTACAAGATGTTCTACTTCAGGGATTGTCCAATTAAACAAATCGTAGTCTGAAAAATCATCATATTTTTTACCCTCCACATATGAATAATCTAAAGCGTCATATATTGTAATTTCTATGTTATCGTATGTTGCGTACAAAGAAGAATTATCTTTCTTTTTAAATCCATAGTAATATAACCCCCTGTCGGTATCTATATTTTTCTTTAGGTCTTCTTCAGTGATACTATCAATTATTTTATTTAATTCTTTTTTTGTTTCTTGTAAAGCTTCTGTTAAGTTTTCTGCTTTTACCGTTATTAACTCTTTACTTAATTCAATCCATATATCATAAACTTTTTCCATTATTTTTCCTCTCTTTTAAACAAAATCCTTTTATGTTCATCACACCCATATCTGATTCTATTGAGCAGTACCATTTGCCCCCATGATTGATCTTTGCGTCACCTCCGCAATGACAACAGATTGCAGGCCCAATTCGTTTATCTTCTTTAATTATGGTCATAACTTATTCGCATATTTTGTATGTTCGTCGCGACACTCAATGCTACACCACCTACGATTGTCTTTGACTTTTGCTTCGCACCATATACAACGACCTGTATTATTATCAGGCACTTCAGTATCTACATTAGATAATGTTGCTTCGAGCATAAGCCGAGATTCTTTATCAGCATTATCTAAATCATCACTCATACCATATGACCTTTTGTCCACGGACTTTTTCTCATTCTTTGTTTAGTAGTAATAGGTTCAGGTAGAACAACTCCCCACCTTTCTAATACTGAAATAGCTACCCCTGCATAAACTGCTACTTTGTTTCTTGTAGTGTTAGGTTTCCTTTCCATATATTCATTAGCTCTTTCTATAATCTTTTTCTTTTCTTCTTCGGTATATGCCACTTTCACTTACTTTCCTTTCGTTTTAAATTAAACAGGGTTCACAGGTTTTAACTGCAATATCATAATCACTCATTTTTTGTAGCTTAGTTCTTTTTTCTACAATTTTTTTCATAGTAAACTCAGGCTTGTCTCTTATAAAATACTCGGCCTCTAATTTGCTATGAAAACGTCTAATAGATTCTGCGTCACTATCATAAACTATATACAACATTTTAACTATCCTCCTTACTTAAGTATTAAGAACTGGTTATGCGTGTATCATTAATCTTCGCAATTACCTCCAACACAAAACTTACCATTTAATATTTCGTTAGCTAAATCATTACTTACTACCTTACGTTCAGCGTCATCAATGTGTTTTTCTAACCTTTGTATGTCATCACTTTTTAAGAGTATATTAATCTCATCAACAATAGCTTGTGCGTCATCAACATGAGTATCACCTATACTATGACGGTTAAGTAACTCTATGTGGGCTTGTAATAAACTCTTAACTCTTTTAAATAAATCTGTACTCATTTCTTATCCTCCTTTTCAATTCGTTTGTTAGCATACCATATCATTTTCTGTAAATCTTGCTTTAAGTTATTTTTATGTTTACATCTAAGTAGATATTTCCCGCATTGCCATAGTAATGGGTCATCAGAGAAAAACTCCTCTAGTATCTCTATTGTTTCCCATTTGTGATTTGTGTAATGCGGAGGGTGGTTGACTAAATCTTTCTTTGTCGAAGCGTTTCGACTTTTTTTCTTCGGGGGCAAATCTATAATTGTTATAGCCATAATTCCTCTCTAATAGTTTTTGGTAATAAACAACTCTAACATATCAATATTTGACTCGTCAATAACTAACGACTGTCCTTTGGCTTCACTAATATTATTGAGATGTTTCTCTTGTAGGGCAGTCGGTCTGTTACCACCACTCTTACACTCTATTCCTATAAACCTGCCGCGGTAACATGCCAATATATCAGGCACTCCACTAGCACCATAACCCCCTGTTGCAGGCATACAATAATAACAGTCTAATTTTTTTAATATCTTTTTAACTTTCTCTTTAACTTTCTTCTCGTTTGCCACTTTCTATTTCCTTTAATTGTTTATCAGTCATCACTATCACATAAGTATTGGCATGAACTCTCCACCCTATGTCTTTAAAATCAGACTCACCATCATCTAAAAACTGGTGACGCACGTAGCAATCAGCTTCAGATATATTTACTGACCACGGATTTTCTATTGGAATACTCACGGCATTTATCATAGCATATTTTAAATGCAGCCATGCAGGTAGGTCTTCAGGAGAGATGTATCTTGTAGTATTTGTGTCGGTATAAATTGTATAGCGTGGAGATTGTCGAAAGGTGTCGACGGGATCAACTTGCGTCAATACCATGCGACACCTCTCATCATTACTATTGAAGTGGCTAGGTCTTGGAGATAGTTTTACATCTTCTCTTCCAAGACTTGCGTATGTGTTTTTGTATCGCATTCATCTCCTTTAGTTATTAGTAGCCAATGTATGCTAAACGGATTATTAAAAGAACCCTCGCTATATGTATTTGTTCTATACAATACACCCAAGTCTTCCTTCCATGAAACATAATTACCTCCTAGCCAATACTCTCTATAAACGTCTTGGTCTTGGTCTTCCAAAGTAACTTTAAGCATTGTAAGGATAGGTTTTATATCCTCATACGATTTAAAGTCCTCTATACTTTTAATGACATCAGTATCTTTTAACTCATAATATTCTCTGTTATGACTTGTATGAATAGCGTCAACTTTAAAGTTACCTACTATTACACTATTAGTATTCCTGTTTATACCAAAGGCATAAAAGCCATTTTTCATTTCAGAGTCTACTATCTCTTTAGCAGACTTATAAGTTTCGCATAGTTTATTAGATATGTCTACAAAGTCTTTAAAGTATCTATCATGTTCATGAGATATAGGTTTCTTATCACCATACAAACTTTCAACAAGTGCTAGTGTAGGTTGATGAGCCTCATACCCTCCACTCAAAGTTTTTAAATGTCTTTCGTAGTCAGTTTTTATATCTGCAATAAGTATACCATCAACTCTAAAATTACCTTTCGTTGACTTCCCATCTATCGTAAAGTCTTTAACATTTGCAAAGTTAATTTCTTTCTTGTCAATCGTTTTAATAATCTGAGATATTTTTACAGAAGTTATTGTCTTTCTATCCCAAGCGGTTTTACCCCTGTCTTTGATTGATGTTTTGAAATGAAAGGCATACTTGTTGTTCGGTGTATCCCAATATACTAATGCGACGGGTATACCTCGGCAACTCATCATAAAACAATCTTCAATGTTGTGATTTGTATCTTGCTCTGTATCATCATACCTATATTGGTAATTATTATCATACTCATACCATGATATTGGATATCTCGAACTTACCTTTAGGCCATAGGTTAGATGTAGTTCTTGTATCAGAGGATAAATTGTCGTGCCTTTCATCTGTTCCTCTAACTCTTTTGTATACAATCCTGTTTCAATACAATTTTTTATGTCCATAGTTTTTCCTTATAGTTTAATTTATACATTATCCCAAGACACTGCTGCGTGACCCGGTAAACCTGTAAAGTTTTTGTTTTCTGTTACCACCCACAATGTAGGCGACTGAATGTCCCAACTGATATCATTCTCAACATAGCCATCAGTAAATACAATGATAGCTTGAGACTCTATGTTATGTTTGACTAGATATTCAGAGACACATGACACCCTTGTCCCACCCCCACCATCAGGTTTAAGTAAGTCTCGGATTGATTGGTAGCTATCCCTATCAAACACTTGCTCTTTGGCAACCTCATAGTCCCACCAAAGTATTCGTATTCTTTCAGGAGTTACTGTATCGCAGATAGATACAACCTCGGTAGCAAACTCCCCCAACTCTTTCTGACCGATAGAAGCACTCGTATCTATGGCAAGAACCAACTCTCCAATCGTTTCGTTCTCCATCGATGGTAGGTAGATATCGTTTGCCATCATGCGTTTGTTAAACTTACGCCATGTATACTCGTCGTTACCCTTGATTGACTGTTGTATAAATTCTCTCAAGACTTCTCGCCAATCAATCTTAGGTTCAAACAATTCCTCAATGGCTCTAGGAACATTAGCACCAAATTTCCCTGCGAGTATACTACCCTCTTTCAAAGCGTTCTCAATCTTTTGTTTCATCTCTTTGAGTTCTTTAGGAGTTTTCTCGCTGTTAGCAAAGTCATGCTCGTCTAGAGTCTTTAAACTATCAGGCGAAAGTTTATTGGTCTGGGTAGCACCTTCACTAGCTTCACCATCTCCCCCTGCGTCATTGCTGTCGCTAGGGTTCGACAACTGTTGCTTGAGGTCATCATAGACTTCCTTGACACTCCAATTGTGATACTTGTCCTCATACAGTCCACCTTCAGGCAGCTTGCATAGGTTCTCATCTTTAAGGTGAACAATGACATCATTGACAACATAGTCAGCACAAGCATTCATAAGCATAGGATTTTCTTGAAACAATCGCTTGAACCTTGAGACATGGTTGAGTGCCACATGTAAGTTCTCATGTAATACCAATGCTCTCAACTCCATGTCATTGAGTTTCTCTATAAACTTTCTCCCATAGTATTTGTTAATACCATCGGTGCATGCCGTGGGTATATCATCTTTGACTTCTGATTTACCCATCATGATAATGCCTGAATACAAGGCAGTCTCTTGATGTTTCATCAAGGCCACGTGAGCTCTCTTGAGTCTTTGGTCTTCGTTGTATTGCATAGTTATCTCCTAGAATAAGTAATGGTTATTTTTTGCCCACTCTGCTATCTCGGCATTGTTTCTAGCTATCTTCACAGTCTTGGAGTTTCTAACAATCATAGTAAAGAATACTGCTTGCATTTCGCTACTCTCCATTCGCTTGAGATACTTCATGAAGGAAGTTAAGGTAGGCGAACTATCAATCTTGTCGACTGCTTGAAACATCAACATCAACTGTGCCGATATTTGTTCAGGTATCTTTGCCGACATAGGGTTAGCAATGATGTCAGTAAAGACAGGCAGATCTTTTTCAAGTCTCAAGAACGCACTCATGTCAGCACTTGCACTCTTACCGATTGTCCCACTCAATGCACACATGGTGGCATTATCCCCTAGCTTTTCTTTGTTATCGACAATGACAGAACACTTGTCCAATGAACGTGGGGTTACAAAGGATAACTGTTGTTTCTTGGGGTTGAATATATAAGGGTTATCCTCTTGTCCCTCATCAAGATAACTTGCCAAACATCTAGGGAACGTATGCACAAAGGCACGAACCAATGACGATACTCCATTCTCGGTTGCCCATGTAAGCCAATCCTCAACATTAGGTTTTTCCATTTGCATAATGCAAACTCTATTCCCAGCATGAGCTAACATAGTGTCACCAACTCCATCTGATTGGTTGTTAGAAGTGCCAAACACAATAGATTTATCAGGTAGTGGTGTATCGCCTATCGTTCTCTCAAGCATAAGTCTAGTGAATATCACTTGCAATAGTTTAGGTGCTTTCATAAACTCATCAAGTAGTATCACTTTAGGTTTATCACTGTCTAATTTAAACAATGTCCCAACATAGTTTTCCAATGACTTGGTATCATGGTTCGGTATAGTCATTGCAATGTCAGACATATCTTTGACAGGACAATCCACATAGATGTAGTCATACTTGTCCCCCAAATCTTTCTCCAACATTTTCAACAGTGAGGTTTTGCCACACCCCGGCTCGCTTTGTATAATCGGTGTAATGGTTGTGCCGATTGTAGGTATAACGTTTCGTAGTTCTTTAATTGTTACTCTCATAGTTTTTCTCCGTAGTTAATTAAATTTAGATAGTATGTCATCTAGGTCAGTCTTTACTTTCTCTCTCATAGCGTCACTATCTCTCAATAGTTCCGTTGATACACCCGTCAGGGTTGTCTCAAGTTCATTGACTGCTTGAGATAGCTTGATACTTTTCTCATTGTCAATAGGCTTGAAGTTCTTAATGGTATTAGCCAATGCTTTTGCACGATTGAATGTCGTATCATAGATGGCTCTCTTCTTAAAGGTAGGGTTTCCATCTTTGTCTACCTTCTCGTTGACACCACAACAATAACTTAAACTTTGCAATACATCAGTAATACGTTCCATCTGTGAGTCCACCACATTATTCACAATCTCATCTGCTTGTTCTTGATACTGAGATTTCAAATCGTGAGCAATGTCTTCCGATACTTGACATCTGAAGTCATGGCTAGGCACTTCTGCTACATATAGTTTCATACTGAACTTCTGTCGAAGCGTATCGACATGAGGATAGTCATTACTATCAAACATATCCCCTTGCTTGAATGCCATGTCAGACACTAGGTTCTGGTAGTTAGTAAGAAAGTCTTCCACTGCTGTATTAAACTCACTCTCATACTCATGATATTCTTTTTTGAATTTCTCAATATCAATCGTTGGTAATAAATCCTGAGAGTTATTCCATCGGTAAGTGGAGGCCTTCGCCCACTTGTAGATTAACTGACGCAGCTTCACTATCCTATGGTGTTTAGGGTTCTTAGCAAATAGATACTTGGTAAACTTTCCCGAACCTCTATCTGCTTTCTTATTGTCTGTCACTTCGTCACTGATACCTTTGTCTTGCTTGGTCGCAGTCCATACATTGACATCTACTGATACCAACACACTTGACGTAGCCAAAGACACAATGTGTTTCGGTTGTTCTAGTTCAAAGTTCATGTTCACTCTCCTGTCTTTCTGCTCGAATGTCAGCGTCCAATACTTCCCATGTGCGGTCTTCCCTAGCAATTCTTTTTGCTTGAGTTGTGCTTACTGCCATGATGTCCATCGGTATACAATACTGCGTGACATACACTCGATAATGTTTTAGTTTACTCATCTTCACTCTCCTCTATCCATTCAACATCTAAAACTGCAGAGGGATTATCTAGCCACCCATCTTCATATCCCTCGCATGACTCTATGTATGACTTTAATTCTTCATAGTTTTGAACCATGTCTTCAGCATAAAATCCACCTAGACCACCATAAAGGTCTTCTATATTTAGACTATAAGAACCACTCTGGTCTATAGAGCATATAACTTCACACGCTAAATCTTCTAGTTCATGGTTATCGTGATAAAGCCAATTAATAAAATGACCTCGTTCTATTTTTGCTATTGGTAATTTACTCATGTTCACTCTCCTTGTTATAATCTTGCATTCGTTCTGTCGAAACGCTTCGACGAGTTATCTCATCTTGCTCAAAGTCACACTGCTGATAGCTTGAACCATCTACTTCATAATCCGAAATGCCTCTTGCTAACTCATACCCCTCGTTGACATAATAGGTTTCCATATCATCACTTTCCTCGCCTATTCTAATGTAAGCCGCGTGGATTTGATCTTCATAGTCTCGCTCTATCATTTCAAACAATGCTTTGAACGATTGAGGTTCATCAAAACTGTCATACCACTTCACGTCCTCAAACTCCATGAGGATAGAATTGTTCTTACTGTCCAACCCTCCTCGCCACCATACTTCTTTAGGTTTGTCTGCCCACTCGCCCCCTCGGTCAATCATCTGCATCGCCAGTTGCGTGGTCGGACAGTTCCTCGCCTCGGCTAGAAATACAAACCATTTATCCAAAGAGTCTGGACTAGGTTCTATTGCGTATACTACTGAGCTTCTGTATCCCATTATATTATTCCCTCCTCTACCACAAAGTATAAGAATGCAAGAACACCTATCGGCATAAGTAATGCCAATGCTATCAATAGCCAATCTCGTATTGCCCACCACCTAAGTTGCTTTTTGAAATCATCATTCATTTGACTAGTCCCCCTTTGTTGTTGATACCTTTGAGTAATTTCAAGTCAGTGACCACCATGTAGTTTGACTTGTGCATAGGCACGATAGTATGTTTTTTACTCTTGGCAATCTTATCGCCACAAGATAGACA